ACGGTTCCAGAAATTATAGAAAAAGACATTCCGATTGTCGAAAGACCAAAGGGGTTAAGTTTAACTTCTCCGTATTTTCATGTAGTAACAAGTGAAAACTTAGAAGAATTTATTGAAAAATTTAAAAAGTCAAATGGTAGTGAATTAGTATTTTATGCTATATCTGTTCGCGACTATGAAAACTTATCATTAAACTTAGCAGAACTCAGAAGATATATTGAACAACAACAGGCTATTATAGTCTATTATGAAACAGCAATTGAAGGAGATAATGATGTCATTCAAGACAGCTCAGATAATTAAAGAAGGCCTTGTAAAACATTACGAAGGTATCATTGGACTAGCCGAAGCCAATGTAAAAATTTATATGGAACAAAGTGTAGGTATTGGTGAGCATGCCGATATTCTTGAAGCAGTTGATGGTGAGTTAGAAAAGATCGCAGCGGCTCAAGATAAAATCGATATGTTAAAAAAATATTTTCCATAATAGCTCCCCAGGCTGGTTTACAAAACCGAAAATATGATATATAATACTACAAGTATTCCAAAATAATCAGTTACATACAAGAGGTATTAAGATGGCAACAGAACACGTTGACACTCGGAAGTTTCTTTCCGAGACAAAATTCTATGAAGGTTATTCCAGATTCGTTGACGGTGAAGATAGGTACGAAAGTTGGAACGAAGCAGTAGATCGTGTAATCGATATGCATGCAGAAAATTATAAAAATAATAGCAACGAACTTACTTCATATTTAGATGAAGCAAAACAAGCCTACAAAGAACAACGTGTACTTGCTGCTCAACGTTCATTACAATTTGGTGGAGAACAATTACTTAAACACCAAATGCGAATGTATAATTGTACCTCTTCTTATGCTGATCGTCCTGCGTTCTTTGGTGAATTATTCTATATTCTATTATGTGGTGCTGGTGCTGGATTCTCAGTACAAAAACACCATGTTGCCAAACTACCTCAAATCCAAGGTCGCACAAAACAAGCAAAAGGTTATATCGTAGAAGACTCAATCGAAGGTTGGGCTTCTGCACTTGATGTACTAATGTCATCATATATGGTCGGTGGTGGTAAACATCCTGACTATGAAGGTCGTAGAGTATTCTTTGACCTATCACAAATTCGTCCAAAGGGTGCCAAAATCTCGGGTGGATTTAAAGCACCAGGACCAGAAGGTCTACGTCGTTCTCTCGATAAAGTAGAACACCTTCTCCAAGGTCGTGTAATCGACCAAAAAGATCCAGTAGATTTAAAACCAATTGACGTTTATGATATTGCTATGCATGCAGCTGATGCTGTATTGTCTGGTGGTGTACGTCGTTCTGCTACTATTTGTCTTTTCTCTCCTGATGATGAGGAAATGATGAGTGCTAAAACAGGTAATTGGTTTGTAGATAATCCACAGCGAGCAAGATCAAATAACTCAGCTGTAATTGTAAGAGATCAAGCTTCACCAGAACAATTCAACACTTTGATGGAAAAAGTAAAACAGTTCGGTGAACCAGGTTTTGTCTTTGTTGAATCAACAGAGCATACAACTAATCCATGTGTAGAAATCGGTATGTTCCCACAAATTGATGGTGAATCAGGATGGCAAGGTTGTAATCTTACTGAGATCAATGGAGGCATGTGTACTACCGAGGAAGACTTTTACAAGGCCTGCCGCGCGGCTGCTATCCTCGGTACTCTCCAAGCAGGGTACACCGAGTTTAAATTTCTCTCGGAAACTTCTAAGAAAATCTTCGATCGAGAAGCCCTGCTTGGAGTATCAATTACGGGATGGATGAATAATCCTGACATTTTGTTTGATGAGAAAGTTTTAGAGAAAGGCGCTAATATTGTCAAAGAAACCAATAGACAAGTTGCAGGAATTATCGGAATCAATCCAGCGGCTCGAACGACTTGTGTCAAACCAAGCGGTAATGCTTCAGTCCTTTTACAAACTGCTTCTGGTATTCATGCTGAGCATAGCTCTATGTATATTCGTAATGTCCAGATGAATAAAGAATCTGAAATTACTCAGGCTATTCAACGCACAAACCCATATATGGTTGAAGAATCAGTATGGTCAGCTGGTGGTACTGACGTAGTAGTTTCATTCCCTATTATTCCACATGAAGGTTCTTATCTAAAAGACGATTTACTTGGCGTGAATCATCTTAAACTTGTTGCAAAAGCTCAAAAACATTGGGTTGAAGCTGGTACTAATGAAGAACTTTGTGCAGATAAAGGTATTCGTCACAATGTATCAAATACTATTATTGTAGATGATTGGGATGAAGTAGAACAATTTGTATTTGAGAATCGCCATTCATTTGCTGGTATTTCTTTCTTGCCAATGTCAGGTGATAAAGACTTTAACCAAGCACCAAACACTGCTGTTATTACAGCACAAGAAATGGTAAAAAAATATGGTACAGGTGCAATCTTTGCTTCAGGTATGGTTGTTGATGCATTAAAAGTATTTTCTAATCTGTGGGATGCATGTTCAACAGCTCAAGGGTTCGGCTTAGATATTTCTTTGGAATCATCAGAAAATTCTGCACGTGCAGATTGGATACGTCGTTTCCAAAACTTTGCTGAAAACTATTGCGATGGAGATATTAAGCAAGCAGAACATTGTTTGAAAGATTCTTATTTGCTACATAAATGGAATAAAATCCAAGCAAATCTAAAACAAGTTGATTGGGCTTCTGATATTACCGAAAAGAAATATACAGATGTTGATACTATTGGCTCTGCAGCATGTCAGGGCGGGGCATGTGAGATCGACTTTTAATGGAAGATTATATTATCGAATGTGAAGAATGCGAAGAAACTTCTTATGCAGCTTCATATGTAAAACCAAAATATTGCCCGGCGTGTGGTCGCCGGGCAGAAGTAGAAAAGAGATCAATCGAAGTAGATTCTTGGATTGATGATGAAGGCGATTAATATATACATGTATGTGGTATTATGAACAAAAAGAATTCACCGAAACTCCAACTGACTTTACCGGGTTTGTCTACCTCATTACGGACTTGTCTAACGGACGCAAATACATCGGAAAGAAATTATTCACTCGATCTAAAATCTTACCTAAAAATTCGAAACGAGCACGTAGATCCAGACAAACCGTCGACTCTGACTGGAGAACGTATTGTGGATCTAATAAACAAGTCCAACAACTCGTCGAAGAACACGGATTAGATCGGTTTAAAAGAGAAATACTTCGTCTTTGTAAAACTAAAGGCGAGATGTCATATTACGAAGCAAAGGAACAATTTGACCGTGACGTATTATTTAGTGATGAATATTACAATGAATTCATAGGCTGTAAGATTCATGCAAAACATGTACGTAAGTCCATGCCGACAAGTTTGTAGATTAAATAAGGACGACATATGTGTTGGTTGCGGTAGAACTAAAAAAGAAATATCTGAATGGTCTACATATCATTATTATCAGCGTATGAAAATAATGGAAAGGTTAGGCTATGGTAAAAGACGCCCTAGACCACGACGTTTATATAATGATGTATAAAGGATTTGAAGATATTAGAGCTTCAACCGAAGATCGTAATGAATTTTGGAACAAATATAAAGATTTAAAAGAAGCTTGCAGATTAATGTGGGTTCAAAAAGGGCATTTGTCCGATGAGAATACTATGATGGAATCTGCTCCTGGTTATTTCAAAAGACAATGGGGTAATCACGAGAATGTAGTCCATGAAGAAGGATTTGATGAAGCTTTTTTAAAATGGTTGAAAGAAAACTATTTACAAGCTCGTTAAATTGTGGTAGAATATACCTAGACAATTGGAGAATACATTATGATTATTATGGATTTTAACGGTATTGCCGTTGGTTCTATTTTTGCGAATGGTAAATTAGAAGAAGGTATGGTTCGCCATATGGTGTTCAATACTATTCGTATGTACAAAACTAAATTTGAAAAAGAATATGGTGAAACGGTAATTGCATGTGATGGCGCTAATAATTGGCGTCGTAGTTGGTTCCCCCAATATAAAGCAAATCGCAGAAAAAGCCGTGAAAAATCTGATTTTGATTGGGATCGTGCATACGAAATCTTAAATGATTTGCGTACAGATATTAGAGAAAATTTTCCTTATAAGTTAGTACATATCGAAGGCTGTGAGGCTGATGATGTGATTGCTACACTTGTAGAACAAACACAAGAATTTGGCAAGAATGAAGAGGTTATGATCATTTCTGCTGATAAAGATTTTGTTCAGCTACAGACTTACGGCAATGTCCGTCAATTTTCTCCTCTTACAAAAAAGTTTGTAGCTGAACAAAACCCTAATCTTTTCCGTCAAACGCATATCTTTAAAGGTGACACAAGTGATGGTGTACCTAATGTATTGAGTGGAGATAATGTTTTTGTAGAAGGTCTACGTCAAACTCCTTTATCAAAGAAAAAAATAGAAGCTTTGATTGCAGATCCTAAATCTCTTGGAGAAGAAGTATATCGCAATATTAAGCGTAATGAAAAACTAATTGATTTACGAAATACTCCTTCAGATTTGAAAGAATCGATTATAAATAGTTTTGAAAACCAAGATCCATGGAAAAATAAAGGCAAAGTTTTTCCGTATATGGTTGGTAAACAAATGAATATGTTGCTTGAAAGCGTTGAGGAATTTTTATGAAACTAGTTTATGAAGTTTTGGATGAAGTTAAAAAATCTAGAAAAAAAGAAGATAAAGTTCGTATCTTGAAAGAAAACGAATCTTGGGCACTAAAAGATATTATTAAAGGTTCAATGGACGAGAGCGTTCAATGGAATCTACCTGGTGGATCTCCTCCTTATAATCCATCAGAGGGGCATAATGCGCCCACATCCCTTTTCAGAGAACATAAAAAGTTTAAATACTTCGTGAAAGGGGTTCCTGCTAGTGATGGCATGAATCCTATTAAACGCGAAAGTCTTTTCATCGGTTTGATAGAAGGTATCCACCCAGAGGATGCTAAATTGGTTATTGCAATGATTAACAAAACCAAGCCCGCTGGACTTACGAAACCGCTTGTTGACGAAGCATTTCCAGGTTTGGTAAAATAGCGGCCAACAACAAAGGACACTGCTCATATGGAAGCTATTCAGCTAGAAAGATTACAACAAGACAAACAAAAACTTGATCTTTTTATTCAGAAGCTTAAAGACTCTAAACAATATGATCGACTCAAAAAGGTTATACAGAAAAAAGAGTATTTAGACTCAAGAATTGCTGAAGTAATTTCAAATTAACATATAAAAGGAGTGTACAACCTCGAGTATTTGTGGTAGAATAGAACTACAATTGCTCGAGGTTTTTATATTATGAATATCTTTATACTTGACACAGATCCTATCAAGGCTGCTCAGCTTCAATGCGATAAACATATTAACAAAATGATTGTCGAATCTGCGCAGATGCTTTCAACAGCACATCGTATGCTTGATGGCAAACTTGAAAAACGGCCTTCAAAATCTGGTAAACGTATGGTCGATTATTGGGTTCATCCAGATCCCATCCTTGAAGAACATTTATATAAAGCTGTACACCATACCCATCCTTGTACTGTATGGACTATGGAGTCTTCTTCTAATTACCATTGGCATCTCAAACATTTTGATGCATTGTGCGTAGAATGGGAATATAGATATGGTAGACCTGAAAAACCTATACATAATACTAAATTGATTATGCAATATTTGTTGAATCATCCTTTTAATATTCCGAGTAAGACACTCACACCATTTAAACTTGCGATGAAATCTAATCCTGAATGCATTGCTCTTGAAGATCCTGTAAAAGCATATCGTGCTTTCTATCAAACGAAACAAGATCGATTCAAAATGGATTGGACTAAACGCCCTATTCCGGAGTGGTTTAATGCCAACGTACACAGTTAGAAGAGCCGATGTAGAAGACGGTAAACAATGGGAAGTCTATTGTTCGTATATAGAACTTCAGCAAATGTGTGAAGAATATAAACTTGAACAAGTTTTATCGACACCAAAGATTGTGAGTGGGACAGGAAGTCTTGCTCGTAAAACGGACGATGGTTGGAAAGATCATCTTAAAAGAATTAAAGAAAATTCTGGACGAGGCAATACTATTAAAGTATGAAGAAACAGCCAAAAAATAATAGTATGATTGTACGATGGGACGACCTTCTACAATATGAACCAATGACTGTTAACCAAGAAAAAGCCTTCAAATCTTGGGATAATGGCGACCACTTAATATTAATGGGATCTGCAGGCACTGGTAAAACTTTCGTAGCAATGTACCTTGGACTTGAAACAATATTAGATAAAGATGAAGCTCAAGATAAACTCGTAATTATTCGTTCTATGGTTCCTACTCGTGATATTGGTTATTTACCAGGAGATAAACACGAAAAAGAAGAAGCATTTTTAGCACCATACAAATCGATTGCTACTGAACTTTTTGCTGATAAAGGATCTTATGGGAAGTTATGTACTAATAAACAACTCGAGTTTCATTCTACTTCTCATATTCGTGGTATTACTATTGATGACGCTGTAATTATTGTTGATGAAATGCAAAACTTAAACTTTCATGAACTTGATTCGGTAATTACTCGAGTTGGTCGTAATTGTAGAGTTATTTTTTCAGGTGATTATTTACAGACAGATTTTAAGTATGATGATGAGAAAAACGGTATCTATGAATTTATGAGAATTATTGAACGATTAAATGATTTTAATATAGTTCATTTTGGATGGGAAGATATTGTAAGATCTGATTTTGTAAGAGATTATATTATGACAAAGGAGATGCTAAATGGTTAGTGTATTAGCTAAAGCAAAATTTCCAGGATTTGAAATGGAAGTTCGCAATCACGAATTTCATCTAGAACCAGAATTTGCAGATGAATTAAGAGAATATGTTTCTGATTTTAAAGATAAGCCTTGGGATTCATATAATCTTTTTGATGAAGATGCAGATTGTATTAGAAAGCTAGCTGAAATAATTCATAATGAAGTTTCTCAATTTAATCATAATGCAGAAAAAAGATACGATCTTTATATCAATGGATGGGTAAATGTATTATGGAAATGGGATTCAATTAAACCTCATTGGCATAGTGCTGAAAAAAATAGCTATTATTCTTGTAATATATCACTCGATAATTATGAAAGCAAAACTCTATTTTATCCTCCATGGGGAGATAGAAATGGCCATATTATTGAAATGGAAAATAATAAAGGTCAAGGTTGGTTTTTTCCTGCATGGTTATGGCATGAAGTACCAACCATTCAAGACGAAGAAAGATTTACAATTGGATTAGATGTTCATACTAGAGATGCTTATATTAAGCGAGATGAAGATGCACCTATAAATAGAAGTAGAGTATTACATGAGATTTATACATGAAAAAATTGATCTTGGATATGATGATCTGGATGCAGAAACATTACCATCAGGCAGAGTCTATCATACTCCTGATGGTGATTATCCTAGCATCACAACGGTTCTCTCTATTCTGACCGAAGAAGCTATTTCGAAATGGCGTAAACGT